GCCGTTGGCCATGCATGCCGCGATGGAGCGCGGGGTTGCGGAAGAGGCGAAAGTCCTCGCCGGGGTTGCGCGAAGAATCATCACGAACCAGGGAGAAAAGAACCCGTTCAAGCCGCTGGCCTTGTTGACCTTGCTGGATCGAAGGTTCAGCGGGTTCCGTGGAAAAAAGGCTTTGGCTCGCAGAGGGGATTTGCGTCGCGCGATCACGACGCATCCGATGCGAATCGGTGGGTACATGGGGAGCGTGTGGTTCGTGGGCATACTTCGGACTGCGAGAGGTTCGGACGGTCAAGGGCTCATGAACGTTGGCCGGATTCACGAGTTCGGCGCGGGTCCGTACGCCGTGAAGGCAACAGAGAAGTCGTGGCGCAGATTGATGATGATCATTCGGAAGGCTGGTCTTGCAGTAGGGCGAAGGCTGGGAAGAAACGCCGGTCCTGCGAGCCGTGTTTTTATCATCACGATCCCAGCAAGGCCGTTTCTGGGGCCTGCGTTCGATGAGCGGTTTCCGGGGTTTCATGCGAGGATGGCGGCTCGCGTGGCAAGGGCTGCTACTGGATACGGTGGCGGGCGTTCTCGCTGAGGGCTTTCGATGGCTATCGGATTGACATCGCTCACGCCAGAAACCGGAATCGCTGTTGGCGGTAGTTTTGTTGCCATTGTTGGCACAGGTTTCCGCGTTCCAGCCGATCCAGAGCATGGCGAAACGGTCGCTCAAACGGTTCGTGTGACGTTCGGAACCACGGTGTCTGAAGTCGCATATGCCCTCAGCGCGACCGAGATCATGTGCATTGACCCGGGGTATGCCGGCGATGCCGATGTTGACCCGATTCCCGTCGTTGACGTGCTGGTTGAGAACTTGGCAGACAATGGGGATGTTCAAGATTCTGCCACGCTTTCCGATGCGTGGATGTGGACTCGGCCCGTACTGGACGCGACTTCTGACGATCCACTGCCTCGGCTTGTGCGGGGCGTGCTGAGGATGTTGAAACGCGGGATTTTGGCCAATACGAGTTTGTCGACGCATCCCGATTTCGACGATGACGTTGAAGACGGTTTGGACATCACTGCGGTGGCTGAACTTCCGGCGTTGGTGCTCTACGGCCCGACGTTGAGGGAAGACAAGTTTCTGCATTCAGACGAAAACGTGTACGTTCAAGTGGGAGATGTGTGGCAATCGCATCGGATCGGATCGACGGTGGATCTGGTCTTTGGCTTGCGAATGCTGGCGAGCGAGCGGTTTACGTTGATTGCGTTGATGGGCGCTGTAGAGCAGTTTTTCAGTCGTCGTCGTCATGTGCGCATGGCGCGTTCTGGCGCGGATCCCGAGGGTGCGTCGGTGCAATGGTCGTTGGTTCTGGAGACCCACCCTGAGAGCCGAGACCAAGGTGAAAGGTCGCTTGGATCCAATGTTTTCTGGGCCGAATGCGCGTTTGCCGTGATGGGATTCGATATCGAATCTCCATTTGGATCTGGTTCCGATGTCGAGACAGTAGACGTTGGCGTTGAAAAATTGTAGCACCGATCAAGAACTCCGCTGGAGGCGCGCACCATGAGCATTCGGATTGTGAACATTTCTCGCCCGCCGCGCATGGTGGATGTCGAGTTGGCGACGACGCAGACCGTCGCGACTTCCGGCTTGGTGCGGCAGAACGACGGTTCGCTGGAGCGCAAGCGTGAGATCGCGCAGTCGGTGAAGATTCCCGCAGGCGGTAGCGTCGGCGGATTCACGCCCACCGCAGTCGATTCGTCTTCGGTGCGCGCAGCGGTTCGCGCCAAGACCATTGCCATCGTGAACGAGTAAGGAGGTCGGCGTGGCTGGAAAGTTGCTCGCATCGAAGATCGTGATTCAGGAAGAGGAACCGCGCGTTCGCTCGATGCAGGGGCGCGACACGGCGGTTCTCGCCATCGCTGGCGTGACGCAGCGCGGCCCGTTCGTGGCGACGCAGTTGACGACGTGGGAAGAGTACCTTCGCCTCTTTGGCGGGTTCACAACCAATTCCGATGTGGCGCTCGCCATTCGGATGTGGTTTTTGGCTGGCGGCGGCGAAGCGTGGGTGAAGCGCGTTGTTCATCACACGGACATCACGGACGCTTCCACCCAGACCGCAGTGCAGGCAACCAAGAACATCGCGCAGGCTTCGGGCGGGACCGCAACGAAGGGTTCGGTCACATCGAGCGGCGTTGAGCCGTTCAACCTGGCGCACGGCGGCACGATTGTCGTGGACAACGAACTCGGCGCCGATGGCACGGTGACGTTGAGCGCGACGGCTGCGATCGTGACGGGCGCTGGCGGTTTGTTCGGCGCGATGGACAACGAGACCATGGAGGTTCAGGTCGGTGAAGGCGACGTGCAGGATGTCTCGTTTGCAACCGAGGCGACGATTGCCCTGGCCATCCAGACGATGAATCAGCAACTCACGGGCTGCCACGTCGAGGCCGTGGACGCGAACAACGTCAAGATCATTTCCGACCAGAAGGGTACGGGAGCGCGCATTCGCACGACGAACGTCGCTGCGGGGATCGACACGAAACTCGGGTTGGATGCTGCGGGCGAAGACGAGTCTGGGACTGGCAACGTCGAGGATGTGGACGCCGTGACGGCGCAGGAGATGGTGGATCTGCTGAACGGGCAGCTTTCGACCATCACCGCTACCGTGGTCGCTGGGGCTGTGAAGTTGGAGCGCGACACCGCAGGTTCCACGAAGTCCGTCCAGGTCACGGCAGCGTCGACGATGGACGATGAGATGGGTTTCGACAATACGGCTCACGCCGGGACCGATGCAACGGCAGCGGACACGTTGCAGATCGATGGCAAGACGCACGGGGCCTACGGAAACAGCCTGCAACTCGTGGTCGAGGCTGCAACTTCCGGGACCGCGACGCAGTTCAACCTTTCGGTCGTGAACTCGGTGACGGGCGCGACGGAAGAAGTCTGGACGAACCTGTCCATGACTTCGACCGACGACACCTACGTCGAAGACGTGATCAACGCCGAAACGGGCGGGAGCAATCTGATTGCCGCCACGGATCTCGGCTTGGGTTCCGACAAGCGCCCCGCGAACGGCACGTATTCGATGATCTCGGGCGACGATGGCCTGACGAGCATCGCCGATGCCGACTACATCGGCGACGAAGCGGCCTTGACGGGCATGTACGGGTTCGATTCGGCAACTTCGACGACGATCCTCGCGGTTCCCGGGCAGACTTCGCAGGCGATGCAACTGGCGATGCTGGACTATGCGGATCGGTCGGATGGGCGGCTGTTTGCCATCCTGGATTCTCCGCAGAGCACGACGGCGTCTGCCATGGCCGCGCTCATGGCCTCGCGCGGGTATACGAACTACACCGAAAACGGCGCGATCTTCTGGCCGTGGGTGAAGGTCGTGAACCCGAGTGCGTTGATCTACGGTTCTGGGACCACGATCACGATTCCGCCCACCGGGGCTGTGATCGGGGCGCTGGCGAGGACCGACAAGGCCCGGGTCGGCGGCGTGTACGATGCGCCTGCCGGCGAAGAAGATGGTCGCCTGATCGGTGTCGTTGGCCTCGAAACGGATGAGGCGCTCGACGAACGCAAGCGCGATCTCGTCTACCCGACGCGGTGCAACCCGATGAACGGGAAGCCGTACTTCATCGACGGCAGCCGTACGCTGAAGGGTAACGGGAACTTCCCGTCGATTCCCGAGCGTCGTGGCGTTTCGTCTATCGAGCAGACCATCAAGGCCGGGCTTTCGTGGGTGCGGCACAAGCACAACGACGGCGAAACCAGGGCGCGCGTGTACCGGACCATTCGCGCCTACTTGCTCGAGCAGATGCGCAACCGTGCATTCGCGTCGCAGAATCCCGACACGGCGTTCTTCATTGACGCGTCGGAAGCACTGAACCCGCCGAGCGTCGTGGCGCAGAAGAAGATGATCATTCGGGTCGGTCTGGCGACGGCAAGCCCGGCAGAGTTCATCGTGCTGTCGTTCAGCCAAGACACGCGGGCGCTCGAGCAAGAGATTCTGGGCGCCGTGTAAGGTTGTCATTCGGTTTTCGAGGCGCAAACACAGGGCGCACAGGAGACAGTCATGCCGATTTTGGGAACGCCGCGCGAGTTCGACCAGAAGTTTTCCTTCATCGTGGAGATCCAAGGCGTTGGTCGGTCGGCCTGGACCAGTTGCGACGGTCTCGAAGACGAGATCGCTGTGATGGAGCATCGCGAAGGCGGCGCCCTGCGTGCGCACAAGCAGGCGGGCCTCGTTTCGTCTTCGGACATCGTGCTGAAGCGTGGCGTGGTGCAGTCTGACCGCGACGTGTACGACTGGTTCAAGACCGTGCGCGATGGGCTGGGTTCCGTCATGACGTACAAGCGCCATCTGACCATCGTGCAGAAGGACCGGATCGGCATTCGAGTGCGGGAGTGGCACATCGACAGCGCGTTCCCGATCAAGTTCAAGGGCGGGGATTGGGACAACACGTCGAACGACGCGACGATGGAGGAAGTGACGTTGGCGCACGACGGGTCGGAGTTGGTCACGCCGTAGTGGTTGTTCTTTCGTCGCAAGGCGAAAACGAAGCCTCGAACGAGGCAGAGAAGGCGGTTTTTCCGCCACAGGATTGAGCCATGGCCGAGTTTGATGTCACCCTGCCTTCTGGCCTGCGTGGTGTGATGCGCGGGCTCAAAGTCAAAGAACAAAACATGCTGGCAGACCAGCGCGAGCACAAGGTCGGCGACGCGCCGTATCGAGTTCTTGGCTCGGTTTGGCTGCGCACGCTGGACACTGGCCCGTACGAGGGCCTCGAAGGGGCAAGACGCGCGATCAACGACGACGGGACGATTGACTGGCATCGGGTTCTGCTGGGCGATCACTTTTCGGCATTCATGCAATGCATGTCTGCGAGCTTCCCGGGCAAGTACGAATTCGATGTGCCGTGCCAGCGGTGCGCGAAGACGGTGAAGTGGCAGGTCGACCCGAGAGAACTTCCGACGCGGGCGTTGCCGCGTGAGAGTTTCGAGCAGTTCAAGACGGACAACCGATTCACGACCATGATCGCAGGCGCGGAGGTCGCGTTCAGGTTGCAGACGGCAGACATTCAGGAGCGCATGGAGGCGGCGGTCGCGCGATCACCGGATGAACGTGCGAGCATGTCGTTCATGATGCAGTTGATCTCGGTTTCCGGTGTTGATGCGCGGAACATTCGGGAATGGGTGCTGGATCTCGACGCTGCGGATTCGATGGCCCTGCGGTCTGCGATGGATGCCGCCGACTGCGGCGTGGTGACGCGAATCGACGTGCAGTGCCAGGCGTGTGGGAGGCAGCAAGAGGTCGATATCCCTTTCGGTCGGGACTTCTTCAGTGGGAAAAGGGTGTAGACGCGCAGGGGTTGTTGGGGTTCTCCTACGCGGTTCCGACCGAAGATGTTGCCCGAGAGTACGAGTTCATGGTGTTGTGGCATCAGCATGGTGGTTCTGGCCTTTCGATGACGCGCGACGACTACTTGGGGTTGGACGTTGCGCACCGGGATTGGCTGGTGGAACGGATCAACGCAGAGCGCAAGGCCGAAGCCAAAGCGATCAACGGGAAGTGATGCGAGGGGGCCGTTAGGGACAGTTTACGTGTGAGGTTCTAAGCCGATGTCCATGGTTCCCGGCATGAATAACATGGGCCTCCCATCCGAGACTTAAACGATGTCAACCGAGGTCAACAACGCTGCTCGATTCCTGCCCAAGAGGAAGTTTCGTCTCGGTCTTGCGACCGGAACCAGCGCTTCCTTGACGACAGGCTATCCCCGCCAGGGCGGCGGTTCTGAGATTGATTGCGGCGTTCACGTCACGGTCGTGGACCACGCCGCAGGACTCGCAAGCCCATTCGCGAATCGACAGGCTCAAGCGGCCTTCCCGCTTCGTCCCGCAGTCCGAACATATCTTGGAGGACGGAAACCAACGGTCGGCAACAACGACTTCGCTTCCTGCAAGAGTCGCCTTGTAGCCGAGTTGGCGACCCACTTCGCCCATCGAAGCGTCCATGACCGACTTGGCAAGGCGACGATTCTTCATCATCCCGACGACGTTCAGGTCTTCAATGCCGATGACGCGGAATCGCTTGACCAGACTCGTTGTGAGATTGTGGGTCACGTCCTTGCGGACATTCGAGATTCGCTCATGGAGCCGCCCGAGTTTTGCCTTGGTCTTGCGCCAGTTGGCCCCGCCCTTCGTGCGACGGGACAGTTCCTTGTCCAGTCTACGAAGTTGCTTCTCGCGGACACGCAGAACGCGTGGCGCCTCGATCTTTTCTCCGGTGGAGAGAACGGCGAGGTCTCGGACTCCGAGGTCTACACCAACGGCTGCTTGGGTTTCGCAGCGGCGGGGGTAGGACCAACGGGATTCGTCGACTTCGACTTGGATCGAAACGTACCAATGACCAGCGTTCCTTGTGAATTGAGTCGAAATAACCTTGCCTGGGAATCTGAGCGGTTCTCGCGTCCGCACCCATCCAAGTTTAGGAATTCTGACGCTGTGTTCGCGAATTCCTACCTCGCGGCTATCGACGGAAAACGACATCGCAGCAAGTTTCTTCGACTTGAATTTCGGGTATCCGGGAGTCTGACCTGCCTGTATCCTCCGAAAGAAGTGAGAAAATGCAGACCCAAGGTTTGCAAGAGCCTTGTTGCGGATTCCCCACGGGAGTTCGTTCATCCACGGAAAAGCAGTGGATTTGATTTTGTTCAGTTCTGCATTGAGAGATTGCCAAGATGGCTTGCTCCCCGTGTTGTACAACTGGATCCATCTCGCAAGGCCCCAATTGTATGTGAATCTGGATGTTCCAGCGCACCGCTCCAGAAACGTTTTCTGAACGTTGTTCGGATTAAGCCGAATCCGATGGGAGAGGATTGTCAAGGATTCGATTCGTCCATGAGTTTGCGAACGGCTCGACGAATCAGTTCACTGATCGACAAATCAAGCCGTTGCGATTCGGTTCTGAGCCAAGCCAATGCTGGTGGGTCTATTTGGACTACAAACGGTTGTACGTGGACACGTTTTCTTGGGGCTGGCATCAAGAAGTATGGTACGCAAACCGAAGCATCATGTCAAGGATCATCGCTGTGTTCAAACGCGAGGTTTAGACCGTAATGTCAGCGCTGCCAGGCATGAATAATCTCGGCATGGGCTTCGTGCTGAACGCCGTGAACATGGCGTCTGCGACATTCCGTCAGGTTCAACGCGACTTCCGAAATCTCGAAACTTCGACTGACGCGAGCGCGGTGCGCATGCGTCGCACGCTGAGTGATCTCAAAAACGGGTTCGTTCTTGCCGGCGTCGGTGTGATCGGTTTGCGGTCTGCGTTCGGCTT